GGTACGGCGCTGTTTGCCGTCGCCGATGGTTTTGGCTTGGTCAAAAGCGTTGTTGACGCAATGGGCGCCTCGATATCACGAGCTGTCGGCTCGTTTGCCGAAATTAAACAAGTCGGCGTTGATGCGTTCTCCGAGATTTTTGCATCGATTCAAGCAGGAGACATAGCCGGTGCCATGCAAGTGGCCATGCGCGGCCTGCTGGCTGTTTTCTCGATAGGATCGTCGGCGTTTCTCAATGCGGTAGACGAGTGGGGGGTGAACCTCGTCAACGCGTTTGACTTCTACATATCGCAGATTCCTTTCCTGAGGTTTCTCGGCCCTGACACGTATACGTTTTCTGTGTTCGGCGACAGCCGCGAACGCGGAAATACTCCAAATGCCCGCGCGGATGAGCGGTTCTCAGGTCTTGGCGGCCGGCAGGAGTCGCGCACCGCAGCAGCGCAAGCGTCAATGTCAGGGTTTGCCGGTTTGGTCGAAGCACGGCAAGCCATCAGGCGAGGTGGCCAGGCATGGTCGCAGGTTCCGGCGTTGCCAGCTCCGGCGATCGGCAGCTTTGAAAGCGACATCAGGGCAGCCGGCGGAGGAATGCCTGGAGAGTTTGAGCGGTGGATGGCGGGACTGCAGGAACAGAACAGGCGCGAGCAGGAAATGGTGGCAGCTCGCCAAAGAATGCAAGCAGAGGCAGCTTCACAAGCCGAAGTCGCCGGCACATTCTCTGCGGCCGCCGTATCGGGCATGGGATTCGGGTCGTCGCTGCAACAACAAATGGTCGATTACGCCCGACGCACCGCAGAAGGCGTCGAGCGTCTCAACGACGACGGAGTGCTGGCAGCAATGCCGTGACAGATCGCCATGCCACAGTACACCTGGGTCGAAGACAATCAAAGCCGGTCGGCGACCATTCATCGTTTGGGTCGGCGTAGCCAGAACACCTACAAAAAGTCGTGGAAGATATTCGGCACCAGCGAAGATCGTCTCGTGCACGACGACGTCAACATCACGCTATGGACGTCGTACCTTTATTGGGAGTATCCCGGGCAGCCGCTCAACAAGCTGCAGGCCGAAAGCTACACGCTGGATTACCTCGGCGACGAGGCGTGGCAGCTCACCGTCAACTACGTCAGCCGCGGCGCCGACGACGATTTGAAGCCGGATCCGCTCCGCCGCTCGAGGTCGTTTGACACGTCGGGTGGCACGACGCACATCACCCAGCAGCCGCAGCTCGACGCCGGCACGTCGATCCGCACGTACGGCACCGAGCGCCGCTACCCGGAAAGTGGCGTGGATGCGGCACCTGACCAAGAGGGTGCCATCGGAGTCGACGGCCAGAATGTGAACGGCGTCGACATCATCGTCCCGGCCCTCCAATGGACCGAAACGTATGACGTGCCAGCGCAGTACGTGTCGACGCAGTACATCAAGGTGTTGTCGGCGCTCACCGGCACGGTCAACAACGCCGCGTTCCGCGGATTCGCGGCCGGCGAGGTTCTGTTCCAGGGCGCGACCGGGTCACAGGACTGGGACCAAGAGAAGGGCAACAGCCCGTGGTCGCTCTCCTACAAGTTCGTGGCAAGCGCCAACGCAGACGGAGTGACCATTCCTCTTGTGACGGTCGGCACGATGGGTGGCATCTTGAAAAAGGGTCACGAGTACCTGTGGGTGCGGTACGAGGACGACGTTGCCAATAGCACGCTCGTTAAACGGCCAAGGCACGTCTACGTCAATCAGGTGTACGCGGAAACGGATTTTGCACTGCTTGGCGTCGGGGTGTCCTGATGCCGCGCAAAGACGGACGCATTGAACCCGGCCAGCCGCTGTCGTCGGCAGTATCGGCACGTGCGTGGAATCGTGCCCAGGACGCCGCCGACGTTGTGCTAGGGCAGCGCCTCGGCGTAACGGCCGACGGAGTGCAAGGACCAGCGGGACCGTATACGTCCGTGGCATGCAGGAACGACAGCGGATCAGACGTCCCGCTGTGGGGCGTGCTGGCGATCACTGGCGTGGCGATAACGCCAAGCGGCCCGACTGGACCTGCGACCAGTGCATTTCAAGGTCAACCTGTCGTCGTCGGCGTGACGCCGAGCACGACCACACAGGCGGTAGCAATCGCGGTGGAGCCAATCAGGAACGGCTCCTACGGACGCGTGGCTGTGCACGGTGTCGTGCAGGTGAAACTTGAGGTCACAAACGCATCACACAGCTTTGCGCGTTGCAAAACATCGACGGCCGAGATGGTCAGCGAGTGGGGAGGACCTGCGCAGGTTCTGTGGAAAGAGGCAGCAACCGGCGCCGGCAAGTGGGCGCTGGCCAGAATTGGGTCGGGCATGCCAACGGGCGTTGATGTCGTCACCAACGTGACGATGGACGCCACAGGCGTGCGTTTTGAGCGGCAACGCGTGTGGGCGATCGCCACGACTGGAGTCACCGGCGTGGTACTGGCGGCCACAGGGTGCTGATATGACGATCGCCAAGAAGGGCAGCGCAATCATCGTCAAGGACGGACGAATTGCCACGCACTGCCGATGCTGTGAGCAGGCGTGCGGCTTCAATGACTTGCCGTACAGCGATCCGAAGGACGAGGGTACTTGGACGTTTACTGGTGATTGGCCTAACGTAACGTGGACGTTCAACGCTAATCCTGGGGATGAGAGCGGCCGTACGTGGTTTTTCTACGGCAGCAGTACAACAAGCAACGCAACCGCATTAGCGACTTTCGACGAGATTACCGACTGGGGCAACCCCTGCAACTGGTATAGCGTCAACGCAGGCACTAAGCCGGACAACGTGTTTTTCAGAAACCTCACCAAACGGGCAAGCCGCCTGCCACCGGAGGACGCCGACGTTTTTATCCTAGGAACAGTTAGAACAACCAATATAGGTCCACGTACGGTACGCTCGGCATATATCTGCAATGGTGGATTTGAGGCTAATGTGACTGCAACTTATCCAATACCTGGCACCAACCACAACGCAGTGTTCCTACTCGCTACCAACGGCGGAACAATCTATGGCGGTGCGTCATTTTTTAGTGGTTCCACCAACAGCGGCGTTGTAAACGACGGTGCAGAATTCAACTTGTTTACGTCAAACAACGCCAACGGCACGGTCAATGGCGGTGCTGTGTTTGCGCAAGGGTTTAGTTCAGAATCTAGAGCATCAAATGTTGGGGTTGTAAACGACGGCGCTGAGTTCCTGGCTGGCACCATTAATACCGGCACCGTGAATGGAGGCGGCACGTTCCGCAATTCGTCGATTAACTATGGCACGGTCAATGGCGGCGCTACGTTCCACAACGTCAGCACCAACGGACTATTTGGCTTTAACGACATTGGCACGGTCAATGGCGCGGCCACTTTCAACGACCAATCATGTAGCCGCCGCATCGTTAACGGATGCTATGTGGCGCACCCAACAGATATACCGACGTGCAATACTTCCACGCAGACGTTTACGTGCGGATGTGGGTGCTAATGATTGCCATCGGTGACGTTGTGGCCGCTGTGTTGACTGCCTGTGGCGTGACAAAGCCACGCGTGCAACGGGTCACTGGCAAGGAGTGTGGGTGCACGAAACGGCAAGAAGCACTAAACCGCATGGGCTACGCGTGGCAGCGGTCCGCTATTGTGGCGCTTTATCGTGTACTTGGACGCTTGGAAGTGCTGCGCATGTCGCCGTACGGCCGCCGTGTGTGTGTGGCCTGGTATCACCTGAGGCAGGCCGCCAAGGCGCTGATCTACGGTGGCTAGGTTGTCTGCTAGCACGGCAGAAAACACGCAATCCTGACGCCACACCCGGCAACCGTCCGCCGCAGGCTGGGATAGGGTGGTGACATGGCCGGCCGCCCGTCACGACAGCGGATCGTCGAGATCGCCGGCAGCCGCTGGCGCATCCAGCGTGCCCGGCTGCGAAACGCCTACGGCCTGTGCGACTACGCCAGCCGCACGATCAAGATCGGCACGGGACTGGCCGGGTCCGAGCTGCTCGACACGTTGATCCACGAGCTGATCCACGCCAGGTGGCCCGACCTGTCAGAGGACGCGGTCATCGAGTTTGCGAACCTCTTGACCCACGTGTTGGAACTGGAGGGCTACCGGCGTGAAGAGTGAATCCATAGCGGACGCTGTGCTCCAGGTCGTGGCCGAGCGTCAGCCTGGCATGACCGGCTGGTCGGCCAAGCTGCCGGCCGCAGAGCGTGCACACCTCGAGGATCTCCGCGAGCGGTGGCGACGCCACGAGCTGCCAATGACGAAACGGGCGTTTGCGCGGGCGGTGGTGGAGGTGTGCCAGAAGCGTGGCTATTTCGTCACGGGCATCCAGGGGGTTGAACATTGGATCGGCCGACGCAGCCCGCAATAGACGTCGCCGTACTGGCGCAGGCGGCCTCGGAGGCCGCGCCGCCACGCGACGCCGAGCAGATCACGCAGCGCACCGACGGCGACACGCTCGAGGCGCGCAGCGTCTCGCGGACGATCCGCACGGTCGACGACCTGCTCGCACACATCGAGGCCGATCTGACGCGCTACGAGGTGGCTGCGAGCGAGGCCACGAAGTGGGAGTGTGCGTCGGTCGACCGTGCCACCGGCCAGCCGATCGTGACCGAGCTGTTTCGCGTGTTTGTTCGCCTCAAGCCGCGCCCAGGCCCGGGCGTTCGCGAGGTTGTCGAGGCCATGATCGCGGCGGCGAGCCGTGACATCGTGCGGCCGGCCAAACCGAAGCCGAAGAAGCCGGCCGGTGACCGCTGGGCGGTGCTCGTCATCGCGGACGTTCATTTTGGGAAATACGCGTGGCGTCAGACTACCGGCGAGAGCGATTACGACCTCGGAATTGCCGCCCGCCTCGTGCGCGAGGCGTCGCAGGAACTGCTCGCCATTGCGGCTACCTGTAAGCCGACCAGGCTGACGATTGCAACCCTCGGCGACGTGTATCACTACGACACGCCTGGTGGCACGACGACGAGCGGCACGCCGCTGGAACGTGACGGCCGGCTGCAAAAGATGATTGGGGCCGGCACCGACTCGATGCTCGAGGTCATCGACACCGCCGGCGACATCGCACCGACCGACACGCTCGTGGTGCACGGAAACCACGACGAGACGCTGACGTGGTCCTGGTTGCGGATCCTTCAAGAGCGGTTCCGCAAGGACCGCCGGGTGCGGGTCGAGGGCACGTTCACGCCGCGGAAGTACCTGCACCACGCCGGCAACCTCCTGGGGTTTTGCCACGGCCACCGCGCGAAAAAGCGGCTCCCGCAGCTCATGGCCCTGGAGGCGGCGGAATTGTGGAGCCAGTGCCCCTACCGGGAGATCCACACCGGCCACTACCACCAGCAGTCCGCCGAGTGGTCGAGGCCGATCGAGACCATCGACGGCGTGCTCGTCCGTGTGGCACCGGCACTGTGCCCGCCGGACGAGTGGCACGCACAACAAGGGTTCGTGGGCAACCGACAGGCGATGGAACTGTTCATCTACGAGCGCGGCGGCGGGCTGTCGGCAATGCACGTGGCTGGGCCACCACCAGGAGGACTTGGACAGTGAGCGAGACGGACACGCTGGACCAGAGCAACGCAGCCCTACGCGCCGCCGT